GCAATAGGTAAACAAGCTTTCGTAGATGGTCCAAAATTGTTTGGAATTAATATTATGGATGGCGGAGCTAAAATAGGAGATAATTGGTATGACGTCCATTAAACGTAATTTAAAAAAGACACTTATTAAGAAAAAGGTTACAAAGAAAGTTCCTCCATATATTATACAGGTAATATTTAGAAGGATGGAAGGTTGGAGCAATATGTATACCTATTTATCTCACAAGGCATATAAAGAAGGTGCTAATATTGTAGTTCCTACAAGTGATTATTTTAGTGTAGCCAAAGTAATGTCTTGTGTTAAAAGATCTAGCAAGAATATTTTACCAGCACCTGAAGGTTATTACAAGCAGATTCTTGGTCCTATTCCAACAAGGACAAAGAAATGAGTGAACTATCAGTAGATGATATTCCATTCGCTATAGGAGTTAAATTTAATGAATATGGCGCATGGAGTAAACCTTATACTTATAAGTCTAATGTTAAATATGAACTAGATGACATTGTATTAGTGCCTACCAAAGGTTTCTTCTCAGTTGGTAAGGTTGTTGGATGCAATAAACAATATGTCTTTAAACCTAATATTGAGTATCGTTACGTGATAGGCTCTTTAAAAGGATTTATAGATGATAGCAATCATTGATGGCGATGTTCTGTGTTATTTAGCATGTAATACTGAACGTTGGAAGACTAAAGTAAAAATTGAAAACAATACCACTTTCATCGAGTTAGATGAGAGTGGTAAAAGAAAATCATTAGAATTTACTAAAGATGAAGATCGAAAACATCTTGAAACATCTTGGCAAAACTTCAATAGAATCCTCGGTGAACTATTAGAAGAAACTTTTTGTATTGAATACAAGATGGCTGTAAAGGGTGAAGGTAATTTTAGAAATGATTTATTTCCTGAATATAAATTAAATCGTCATAAAGATCCGACTAAACAAAATATATTTGTACCAGTTCTTAGGAAACTTGCCGTTGCAGAAGATATGGCAGTCGAAGCTCATGGGATGGAAGCAGATGATCTCATGCGTATATGGGCGGAAGAGGCACGAGCCTTAGGTACTGAATATATTATTTGTTCTATAGATAAAGACCTTAGATGTATCCCTGGCAAACATTGGTCTATGAAGAAGCGAGAACTATTAACTGTTTCTGAAGAACAAGCACTTAGAAACTATTATCATCAATTGCTGAAAGGTGATCCTACAGATAATATCTTAGGAATCCCAGGTATTGGTGAAGTTAAAGCTACAAGGATTTTAGCACCTTATAGCAATGAAGATGACTTTCAAGAACAAGTTGTAGAACAGTACCTATCAGTGTATGGGGATGATTGGGAAAAAGAATTAATATTTACTGGAAAGATGATTTATTTAAAGAAAGCGTTTAATGATGAATTCTCTCTAGATTCTTGGCCAGTCGTACAATCGTTAAAAGGAGACCTAGCTTTAAAGGTCGAAAATGAAATTTGAAGGTATTATACCTCCGACAACTTCTAGCACAGTCGCCTTGAAATACTTTAGTAATGGTCATTGGCAATTCCCTGAACAAATGGGAGATGGTGTAGGCTTTGTATATGTAATTAGAGATAACTATCTAAGACGGTTTTATTTAGGTAAAAAACTCTTTGTTGGGATGGGTAAGCTCAATAGAGGAAAAGAATCTAATTGGAAAAAGTATACATCATCTTCCAAGGTTCTCACTGAACTATTTAAGCATAGACCTAAAGAAGAATTTGATTTTGTATGTTTAGAACAATACAAATCTAAAGGTACATTGTCCTATTCTGAAACATGGTCTTTATGTTATGTTGAAGCACCTACCAGTAGTATCTGGTATAATAAATTAATTGAGAAAGTTTCTTGGAATGTTAAAGAGCCTGTATCTCAACGTCATAAAGAAAGACTTAACGACGTAATATTGTTTAAAGATATGAGGTATTTATGAGAGAAACTCTCGTAATGTTTGTTACTATCATAATTATATTTCTAATGATTCTTGGAACAAGACAAGTGATTTTAGAGTCCAATAAAGACGGTCTGTTATCAGTTCACTATTTAGTATTAACATTTTATTCAATGTTAGTTTTGGCAGCAGTCTATAAGAAGAAGGAGTAATATGGGAAAAGTCGTCGTACGTAATCGACCATGTCTAAATAAGGAATGTGGCTCACACGACGCTAGGCAGATATATGAGAATGGAACATCTTTCTGCTTCTCCTGTCAAACATGGTTTAAGAAACAGGATAATGAGGAAGAAATTGTGGAGTCAACACCTAAAGAGTTTGTTAAATACGCACCACTAGAAGAAATTAAAAATTATCCTATTCGTGGTTTTAAAGATAGACATATCGAAAAAGCTGTTGCAGAATTTTTTGATGTAAGAGTTTCATACGATTTTGAAGGTAATATAGATACGCATTATTATCCTTATGGAACGGATGCATATAAAGTAAGAAAACTTCCAAAGATATTTTCTTGGGTTGGAAAATCTCATGATTTGTTTGGAAGAGTAAAATTCAATGGCGCAGGTAAAAGACTTATTATAACTGAGGGAGAGATTGATGCAATGAGTGTTGCACAAGCCTCCTTTGATAAGTATAAGAAAGTGTATCCTGTTGTTGGTATGTCATCTGCAATTATGACTAAATCGCTTCTAGAACACAGGGATTGGATACGATCTTTTACTGAAGTTGTCTTGATGCTTGATGAAGATGAGGCCGGTAGAAAAGTTACAGAAGAAGCTATTAAGATCATCGGTATTGAGAAAGTAAAGATTGCTAAATTGCCTTGTAAAGATCCTAACGAAGTTCTTATAAAGTTTGGTAGTGCACGATTATTACAATGTACTTTTGATGCAGCACCATATGTACCAACTGGAATTATTACTAAAGAAGAACTTTGGGATGCTCTTGAGAATTACAATAAAATACCAGCAGTGCCTTATCCAGAGTGTCTTGAAGGTGTAAATTCTAAATTGAAAGGTCAAAGACTTGGTGAGATTGTATTATTAATTTCTGGTACTGGTTCAGGTAAGAGCACAGTCTTACGTGAAATCATGTTGAATGATCTTTTAGTTACTAAAGATAAAATTGGAATTGTATCATTAGAAGAGTCTCCAGCTGAAACAGCCAGGAAATTAGCTGGTATGGCTATTAATAAGAATCCTGCCAAAGAAGAAATACCTTTGGAAGAATTAAAGAAAGGCTTTGATGAAGTCTTTGGCGATGATAGAGTAGTTTTGTTAGATCACCAAGGTTCTATTAGTGATAGTAGTATTGTTGATAAGCTTGAGTATATGTGTCTTACTGGTTGTAAATATTTATTTATCGATCATATTACAATCCTGGTGTCTGAAGGCTCAGGCGATTTAACAGGAAATGAAGCACACGATAAGGTGATGAATGACCTGCTTAGGTTGGTTAAGCGGCATCCTGTCTGGATTGGTCTCGTATCACATCTACGTAAATCGACCAGTGGCAAGGCGAGCTTCGAAGAGGGACGGCTTCCTTCAATTGATGATATTCGTGGTTCAGGATCTATTAAACAAATTTCTTTCGATATTATTTCTTTTGCTCGCAATATTGTTTCTGACAATGAAGTAGAACGAAATACGATTAAGATGAGAATATTGAAAGCACGTCAAACAGGGCTTACTGGAAATATTAAAGGTGTTCGTTACAATTACGAAACAGGAAGACTTTCTGCTGTCGAACATGATGTCCAAGAGGAGTTTGTTAGTGTTGGATAAATAATGAGGAAAAGATGACGATAACAACACCTTGGAGTTCAGTAGGTTATCTGACATATAAAAGAACATATGCCAGAAAGATTGAAGATACGGATGATGAAAATGCTCCTACTGAAGAATTTGTAGATACAATTAATAGAGTTATTGATGCTTGTGATACACAATTAAATTGTGGTTTTACACCTGAAGAAGAAGACCGTCTTAGAGAATACTTTTTAGGATTAAAGGCTTCAGTAGCAGGGAGATTCTTATGGCAATTAGGCACAAAGACTGTCTCCAAGCTTGGCCTAGCTTCTCTACAGAATTGTGCTTTTACTGTAGTAGATCAACCCATACGCCCTTTCTGTTGGGCGATGGACATGCTGGCACTTGGGTCAGGTGTGGGTTACAACATCCAGAAAGAGCATGTGAACAAACTTCCAGCAGTGAGGGAGTGGTTCAAAGCACCGAAGAGAGTTGATATTGGTGGGGCTGATTTCATCATTCCAGACTCTAGAGAAGGTTGGGTTAAGTTCTTAGGTAAAACACTAAAAGCAGCATTCTTAAGTGAAAAGAAAGAAGGTGGAACATTTACTTACTCCACACAAGTTATTAGAGGAAAGGGTTCACCCATTAGAGGATTTGGTGGAGTGGCTTCTGGGCCAGAAGATCTTTGTTGGGGAATTGGAAAAATATCTGAAATACTTGAAAGACGGCGTGGAAAGAAGATACGTCCCATTGATGCCTTAGATATCATGAATATTATTGGTCACATCATTGTAGCTGGTAATGTTAGACGTTCAGCCCAAATTGCAATAGGAGATCCAGATGATATTGAATTCCTTCTTGCTAAGAGATGGGACATTGGAAATATCCCTAAGTGGCGGGGCATGTCAAACAACTCAGTTGCTTGCGATGATATCAGAGATCTGCATGAGTATTTCTGGGA